AACCAACAGTTTCAACGGGAACGAACAAGACAGTTGCGGCGGGGGTAGCAGGAGCGACGGCACTAGCCGGTGGCGGGGTAGCGGCTACACATAGTGGTACCGCTCCAGTACCAACGAAAAGCGCAACGACATTTACCGCTCCGGCGTGGGCGGCTACGGACTTTCCGCTCAAAGCAAAGACACCGCAAGAACTGGCAGTTGAGACAGCGCTATACAAGGCTGGATTGCTGGCTGGAGCGGGTCAGAACTCGGCATGGTCGCCTACTGACGTGGCGGCTGTAAAAACCTTTCAGAAAGCGCAAGGAGCGCCGCAAACGGGTACTGTAGACAAAAGCACTTACGAATCTCTTATGAAGAAGCTTCCATGATACGAATACCGATAACCAACCCTAAAGCGATCACCCTCGGTAGCGTGGGATTTATGACGGCGTGGGCTAGTAGCGGATACGCGATGGACTCGCATCACCTCATCCTTGCCGCCGGTTCTGCGCTCGCCGGCAGTTCTGTGCCTCACAACCCCACCAGCAGTCCTAACGTTCAGCCGGAATCTCACATAGTCACGCCATACGTCAATAACGTGGAATGACAAAGGTGTTTCTTTCATAGATTTATCAACACGTTTATTGGTACGCTTCTTTCATGGGGCTATCAGAGGCAATCAAACAGCACGAAGTCAAGATCAATCCAAAGTGCGCTATAGGGCAACTTGTGGACGTCCTTCCTGAAGAAGATAAAAAAACTCTTTTGAAAGCAATTAAAAACGGCGTAGCAACGCACACTCTCGTTCTTGCTCTCCGTCAAGAAGGCTACAAAACCAGCGATAACAACTTCAATCTTCACCGACAGGGGAATTGCAAATGCCCAAAAACCGCGTAGACGAAGTATTAGAAGAACGCCAAAGTATTTACGGCGATGCCGAAACCAACTTCACAAAGGTTGGACAGATTTGGGGAACGCTCTTGCAAAGAGAGGCAATTCCTTCTTGGCAGGTTGCGCTACTGCTCGATGCGTATAAAACAGTCCGGTGTTTCGCTAATCCTATTTGGGAAGATTCTTGGGATGACAAGATGGGTTACACGATTCACGGGCGCAAAATAGCGATGGATGCACAAGAGTGAGCCTCAAAGATTCGCTAGACAATTTGCCGGAAGGTATTGAGTCTGTCGAAGTAAAAGAACTACGCACAGCGTTGATGCGTTTGCAAAAGAAGCTTATCCAATCGAAGCAACGCGTAGACGATCTCGTAGAAGCAACACATAACGCCGCTTATGGAGCGCAACTCACTATGGGCGCAATTTCGCCTGTACCAGCACCGAAGATTTTATCTGTTAAAGGTAAGCCGGAAGTCGCGTTGTGGCACATGACAGACTGGCAAGGCGCAAAGAAAACACCTTCATACAACTCCGACATCATGCGCGATCGCGTTCTGCAATTTGCGGAGAAGGCAGTAAAGATCACCGAAATACAACGCAAAGATCACCCAGTCGATGATGTTGTGATTATGTTTGGCGGTGACATGGTGGAAGGTTTATTCAACTTCCCGTCACAAGCTTTTGAGATCGATGCAACGCTATTCGAGCAATACGTCAATGTCTCTCGGTTGTGCGTTGATGTCGTGCGCTACGCACTAGCAAACTATAAAAAAGTCACAGTAGTGCCGGAATGGGGAAATCATGGTCGTATTGGGTCTAAGCGCGATAACGTACCTCGCTCTGATAATTTTGATCGCATGTGTTATGAATTGGCTCGACAACTCTTAGCCGGAGAAAAAAGATTATCGTGGCAGGAATGTCCTGAAGATATCCAGCGAGTAGAAATTGGGAACTATCGTGCATTACTCATACACGGAGACGAAGTCGGTCGCAATGGATTCGCTAGTCCAGGAGCCATCGTTCAGCACGCCAACCGCTGGCGTTCAGGTTCGTACAACTGGGAGTTCCGCGACGTATACATTGGTCACTACCACACCCACGCAGAATGGGCGATGGCGAATGGGTTGGGCGCGGTCTATCAAACAGGCTCTACTGAAAGTGAAAACAGGTACGCATCGGTAAATCTTGCCGCGAGCGCAACACCATCGCAACGGCTTCATTTTGTCGATCCCGTTAAAGGCAGAGTAACTGCGGCATACAAGGTTTGGCTGGACTAATGACAACAATTGTTGCGGTACAAAAAGATGACGGCGTGTATTTTGGCGCTGATTCTCTAGTCACTTCTACGCGTAAATACAATCATCCAAACATGGTTAAAATCAGCGAGCGCAACAATTACATTATCGCCGGTGCGGGGTTATCAAGCTTCTGCGATGTCGCACAGCACATTTGGGAACCGCCAACACCTACAGTCAAAGATAAAAAAGACCTTTACCATTTTGTTATCTCGAAAGTCATTCCGTCAATGAAAGAATCTTTCAAGGCGAATGATCTCAAACTGGAATCCGAAAAAGAGGAAGATACTCGTTTCGCATTTCTGATAGCGGTTTGCGGAGAAGTTTTCGACATCGCTGACGATTTCGCGGTCAGTATGTCCTCGTCAGGATTTTACGGAGTTGGGTCAGGTTCAAGTCTCGCTATTGGCGCGTTGGAAGCCGGAGCGACCATCAAAGGCGCGTTGCAGATCGCAAGTAAGCACGACCCGTACACCTCTGAGCCGTTCTTATTTTTGCAACAGTTGAAATCTCAATCTTCCTCGAAATCTTCTAAGTCGATAGCGACAGCCTCACCGATCACCGGCTGAGTAATGTCGATGCCCTGCTTCTTGGCGGCTTCGATACCGCTTTGAAATAACTGCTGAGTTCGGTTCACTACATCGTCAATTTGGTCGGGATACTTGAGTTCAGACTCAACCATCACGGCTAGGCTCCACAGACTTATTTGGACTCGAATCATGGGTCTATCTTGCCATACGACTCGTAGGCAGGGTGCTTGCTTTTTGTAATCCGATCAGGCAGGATTACGGGCAACCGGCACGAGAAGTGCCCCCAAACAAAGGCGGTATAGCATGGCTCAGTTCGATTTAGAAAACTACGAGACAGTTGAATTACGTCTCCGCAGGTTGTATACAGCTTATCCAAACGCAAGAGTATTCACTGATTTAATCCATCAAGATGAGCGCAGATTTATTGTAAAAGCTTTTATCTTTCTGCGTTATGAAGATCAAACACCAATCGCAACTGGCTTCGCTGAGGAAATTGTCGGCGTTGGAATGGTCAATAAAACCAGCGCTCTAGAGAACTGCGAGACCTCGGCAATTGGACGCGCCATCAGCAACTCGGTGCTATGCCTAGATGCCCCAGTCGGCGCTCGCCCATCACAAGAAGAAATGAAGAAGGTTGAGCGTTACAAGGCTGAGCCTCGCAAACCAGTCACTACGACCAAGCCAACTGAGGCGCAAATCCAAAAGGTGCGCGATCTATTGACCGAAGTGCCAGTCCTCAGCAGTAAAACAGAGGCTACAAACTTCTGGAACAAAAACAAGGAATACCTAGACATCCGTGTCGATGGCACAACACTCAAAGATGCTTTGCTCTCACAAGTTGAGCACATCAAATGAGCACCGCCGAGCAACTAGCAGAACGCGGTATGCAACTGGCTCTTGACGCTAAGCAGGAATGGAGCCAAACGGCAGACGAATGGTTGGAAGAATTGCCAGCCGGCACACGCTTCACATCTGAGGACTTGACTTATTCCATCGGTTATCCCAACTCTTGGAATCCGGGACTCAATGCCAACAATGCCGTTGGCGCAAAAATCCGTACATGGGCGCAAGCAGGTTTGATCGCTCGAAGCAGTTTCGCAAAAACCAGTCGCACGGCATCACACGGGCGTTTAATAGCAGAATGGACAAAGGAATAATGTCGGATAAGCAAAAAAAGTTTGAACCAGCAGTCGGCTGGATGCTCTCTATTCACCATCAGTCAGAGTATGTGCGCGTTTTCGCTGAGGCGCTTGCGATAGATGCTGTCGAGTTAGGTAAGACACTAGAGAGGGTTGGACTGCGTTTAGAGCCTGACCCATTTGATTTCTCTGCCGATGCTTGGAAACTCATCGACATCAAGAAGCGTGAGGCGGTCAAGAATGTTCAAGAATAAAAGCACGAAAGAGACCCTACGCATTACAACAGCATTCTTGCTCTACAAGATCGCTGAACTCAATGTCGATGTGCAAAAGCTTCGCGCCGATCTCGAAGAATTAAAGGGAACGGAGTACGAGCATGGCGAATAATGTCGTAACCCCACAACAAGTCGAAGCGCGTTTGTACGAATTGTCGAAAGAGCTTGACGATGTGCAAAAGTATTCGGAGCAGGTTGAGAAGTCGTATTTCGAGACCAAAGCGGCGTATGAAATTGCCTTAGCAAAAACACGGCTGAAGTATGCGTCAGTCTCGTCACCAAACGGCAAGAACTACACCATGCAAGAGCGCGAGGATTTAGCGTTGATCGAAAACGAGGAATTGCATTTCCAGATGGCTTCGATTGACGCGACTGTTCGCTCGGTTCGTGGCAACATCTCACGCATTAGCAAGCAGGTGGACATCGCTCGGTCTATTGGTACATCAGTGCGTACCAGTTTGGAGTTGTAGGTGGAAGAAGATCGATACGTACTCACTCCGAAAGGCGAGAGCGCACTACAGCAATCTGTGTTCCAAGCTTACGTAGATGGATACATGAAGAAGAATCCGGGAATGACGAGAGAGACGGCTGTTGCCGAATTGACTCAGGATCTAGCGAGAGCGAGGGCAGAGAGTAATGTCGAATGACATCGCAAAAATGCTGTCTACTGCACTCAACGGCTGGGATAAAAGCCGCGATAGATCGAATCAGGTCGAGATCGGTCCATCGTCTATTGGGGGATGCCGTAGAAAAGTTTGGCATTCAATCAAGCAGACACCGGAGACTAATCACGACACGGAAGGTCTCGCGGCNATCCTCGGCACGTTTATTCACGCCGGCATCAGCGAAGCCATCAANCGCGAAGATCCATTCGGTGACAATTTCCTCATCGAGCAGGAGTTTACGCACGAAGGCATGAAAGGACACGTTGACCTATTNATCAAAGATCAGGGTTTGGTCGTGGACTGGAAAACAACCACGAAGAAGAACCTACGCTACTTTCCATCAGACCAACAACGTATGCAGGTGCAGATTTACGGGTGGCTACTAGAAAACAACGGCTATCCCGTCTATGAAGTGTCTCTCGTAGTTATTCCGCGTGACGGACAGATGGGCGAGATACGCGCTCATGTAGAAGCTTACGATCGAACAATTGCTGAAGCAGGTATCGCGTGGCTCGCTGAAGTGCGCGCATCCGAAAAAGCACCAGCGCCGGAAAAGTATGCCTCGTATTGCGCGTTGTATTGCGAGTTCTTCGATCCAACAGGAGAGGTCGGATGCCAAAGTATTCAGAAGTAAAGTGGGATAAAGCGGCTTGCCGAGACGTTGGTTCGACAGATGTCTTTTACGCGTGGGAAGAGAGCAGAGCCGTCAAGAAGCTTATGAACATCGACACATTCAGAAATATTTGTGCTCCATGTCCTATTTGGC